TGTGCTATCCCCAATTGTCGCCTCTAGGCGTTCTGGTATTTTTAAGTCTTCGCTTAATATGTTCCTATAAACTAGAAACCCAGCTTTTGGGTCTCCCACATACTCAACATCAATGTTTCTCATTGGCTCATCATATCTGAGAAAACCATATCGCCAACGATAGGCGCTCTCCTTCGTAGACGTTATCAACGTAATGACTATATGGCAAATTGCTTGGGAAAATGACACAGCCACCAGCGCGCGGTTTATATCGGTAACCAGATTCAGGGAAAACTAAGTCCCCGCCCGAGAATTCATCGTTTAAATAGACAACTGCAGAAACAACGAAATTATTGCAGCCCGACTTTGGCGTTCCGTCAAGGTTCTGGCTGTCCGCATGTTCTTCGGGCAGATTTCCTGGAATGACCTTAATAAGTACCGCAGTGTCAATGGCCAAGGCTGTCTCAAACTCTTCTTCTGCAATTTTTAAAACCTGTTCACATATGCCCTCAAAAACACCATACGAAAACGCATCGTGTTCAAGCAAGGCATGTTTATCGTAGTATCCAGTTGATGGGTCATTTTTTGAATAGTTTGACGGCGAGCCAATTTCTTTAATTGCGTCTAATATCACGCCATATTCTTTTGGTTCTATCAAGTTTGATTTGCTTATAATCATCTTTTATTTAACCGTATAGAAAGAAGGGGTGGTGTACCTGTGCCCCTTTGTCACCATTGTGACTCCATGTAGATAATTCACATCTCCAGGGTGGGCAACAGCCAGGCCTGGCTTTGGCTTAATGCTTATGTCGTGCTGTGGGTAATAGAGTTCTCCTCCTTCAAAATCATCGTTATAATAAAACAATGAGTTTAAGTCGTAGTCAACAAAGGCGTTTGGCTCACCGTTGTTGAGTTGTTTGTCGGCATGTGGCCTTTGCTCAATTCCTGGTCTCCACTTCATGATTACTGGGGGTCGAGGGGAAAGTTCTAGACCATAGATTCCCTCAAGAACTGCTTGCATCTTTTGTATATATTTATCAATAATGTTGAAAACTGGCACTGAAAGTCTTTGGAGAATGTCGCTGCTGCATTGCCTGTCATTCCAGTAATCAGCGTTGTACAGGCAGGTCCCATCTTCAGCGTAAACGCTTTCTTTTGAGTTATTCCACTCGTTTATCGTAGGGCAGAAATCTTGTATTATTTTCAAGTCTTCTAGGTCGATAAAATTTTCAAAAATGTGTATATTTTCTGGTCCTGAGCCGAAGTGTCCTGGTTTTATGCTCCATTGAAATTCTGATTCTTTGCTCATATCTTAAGACTACTATATTCTGATTCTCTTATTTTTGCATATAGCTCTAGGTCTAATTGTATTTTGGAGTTGATTTCCTTTTTGTGTTGTTTGCTTATTTTGAATGTTGGTTTGGGTGTTCCATTAACCACCGAATCGTTGTTAGGTATTTTTATTCCGTATAAATCGAATAAAATCTTATTTATTTTTTCAACAAAACGAGCTCTGTTTTCCACGGTGCCTATTATTATCCCATCCAACTTTTCGCTTAACTCTGAATAGGAGCTCGGCTTTTCAACAAAAAATGATTGATACCTAGTTTCAACTAAATTGCCATATTCATCAAAATATGGCTCATGTTTAATACATGCAATTTTTGAAAACAAGAAGCATGATTGCGGATTATCGCACCCTGACATTCCCTCAAATTGGGTATTGAATTCATTATCGTTACTTAGGAACGAGTCTAAAAATTCTTCGGTAAAATTAACTCCAGATTGCAGAGCTGCATATTTTGCCAAACTTAAATACTGTTCAAAAGGCTCTCTTACCATGGAGAAGGTTACGAGTTCTTCGATAACGCTTATCGGATTTCGAGCAAAGTGTCCACAAATTATGTTGTGTGATTCAGCTATTTCTGGATTAAATACAAACTCAAACTCTCCCGGTATATACACTGCTTTTTCCACATTTTGGATGTACGCATTGGGAAAGTTTTTACTGGTTACACTTTTTAATGCAGCAAGTAGGTCGTACTGCATCTTCATCCCTGAGGGTTTTGGTATATGCAAAAAATATAAATGTCTATTTTTTATCATTTATTAATGCCATCTCCATCAAGGTCCTGTGTTTTACTGGTATCCAGAAATGCGGAGACGTGTATCTAATTCCGTCTGTAACTTCCGTGACTCCGTGAGCATACATGTTCGTTGACGGGAAAAATACCAGCGTGCCTGGTTCTGGTTTTATGTGGATGTTGTATTTTGGGAAGAACAGCTCTCCGCCTTCGTACTCATCGTTTAAGTAAATAATTGAACCATAATCAACTATGTAGTTATACCCAGGCCAACCATCTGCTGTTTCTCCATCTGCATGGACGTCCTGTTTTTCTCCTGGATACCATTTTCTTATTCCTGGTTTTGCTCTCTCAAGAAATCTGCCGAACTTATATTCAACTTCATGTTGCACTTTGTCCACATATTCTTGCATGATTGAAAAAACATATGGTGAATTTTTCTCAATTAAACTTGCTGCGTGAATACTATCGGTTCCAAGTTCGCTTTTTGATTCCCAATCAGTAGTTGATGCACAGTAGCTATAGATATCTAGTAGGTGTTCTTTGCTTATGAAGTTTTCTTTTATTACTATGTTTGATGGGTCAGCAAAAGGAAGGTTGTCCAGCTCTACTGATTCATCCCGGAAAACCATCCGGAAACCTCACTTAAATCCAGGACCAAATGGTGGTGGGAAGAAAGGTGGAAAGAATGGTGGGAAGAACGGAGGGAAAAATGGAGGGAAGAAAGGTGGGAAAAAAGGTGGAAAGAATGGCGGAAAGAATGGCGGAAAGTAGGGCGGGAAGTAAGGAGGGGCAACTGGGGTTACGGAGTTGGATGAACTAGAGGTTTGAGAGCCGTAAGCATTGGATGCAGTAACTGTGAATGTGTAAGAAGTTCCGTTGGTAAGACCAGTGATGGTGATAGGTGATGTCCCAGTTCCAGTAAGACCACCTGGTGAAGACGTTGCAGTAAATGTTGTCGTTCCAGTTCCTGCTGTTCCAGCAGTATAGGTAACAGTTGCTTGAGCGTTTCCGCCAGTAGCGGTACCAATAGTTGGAGCTCCAGGCCTGTTTCCAGCAGTGACTGAGTTAGAGGACGCTGATGTCGCTGAACCGTACACGGTGGATGCGCTAACCGTAAACGTGTAGGCAGTTCCAGCTGTGAGGCCAGTTGCCCTGATTGGGCTTGTACCAGTAAAAGTTAAGCTACCCGGAGTTGATGTCGCTGTATATGTAGGCGAACCCGTTCCGGCTGAACCAGGAGTAAACGGGATGTCAATTGCTCGGTCAACGTTTTGCACTATTACTGCTGTACCGATTGTTGGAGCAGTTGGCGCATTACCAGCTGTCACGGAGTTCGAAGAACCAGAAGTTGCTGAACCGAACAAGTTTGATGCTGTGACCGTAAACGTATAGGCAGTTCCTGCTGTTAAACCGGTAACGCGAATTGGGCTTGAACCAGTTGCAGTGATACCACCGGGTGATGATGTCGCAGTAAAGGTTGTTACACCAGTTCCCGCAGCTCCAGCCGTGTATGGAACATCAATTGCTCTATCTACGTTTGCGACAATTGAAGCAGTCCCAATTGTTGGTGCACCTGGGTTTTGACCGATTGCCACAGAACTAGTTGTAACGGTATCCGAAGATACGCCGTAGTTTGTTGTAGCCACTAGCGTGAATGTATAGCTTGTTCCAGCAGTCAAACCAGTAACAGCTACCGGCGAGCTAGATGCTGATGCGCTAACACTGCCAGGACTTGATGTGGCTATGTAGGTAATTGTGTCTTTGCCGATATATTCAGACGGGGTAAAAGATATTGAAGCTACTGTGCCTACGCCAGTATTGGTCGCAACGACATCTGTTGGTGTCGTTGGCTTTTTACCACCACTATCTTTTAGTGCTTCCATGATTTACGCCGAAAGGTCTCCGATGAGCACCCATGTATCGGCTGCTCGTTTTATCAGCGTAGCACCAGACCATTGAGCGCGAAGCTTGCGTCCTGGAGTTGCGTTAACCGTCACTCCTGAGCCCTGGGTGACAGTGCACTGTCCTGAGCCAGTCTGAATAATGGTTATATGTGTTCCGGTTGGGAACAGGACCGTTGAATCTGGCGGAACTGTCAGAGTGTTTGCAGTTCCCACACCCATTTCAACAATCTTGTTTCTATCTGAAAGCACTAGTGTGTAGCTGGCTGCTTGAGCATTCGTCAACGGTTCAGCTAACTTGTTTCGACCTATTCCAGCATCTGAGGATATGTCTCCGTCGACGATGGTTCCATCTTCAATCATGTATGAAGTTATTACGGCCTGGTCTGTCAGAACAACTGCAGTACCTGCAATTTTGTCTGGGTCAATTTCTGCACCGTTTGCGATGTGGGTATTTGATATGACATCACTGTCAATTGTCAAAACACCAGAGCTAGTCATTGATACATCACCAGATATGGTTGTTGAGGTGGCAACACCAGATGAGTTGTACATAACAACCTTGCCAGGGTCACTATCTATAAGTCTGTTGAGAGGGACGGAATCCTCGGTTAGAGATGAACCAAGAACAGCACCTGAAGAGAACATTGCCGAGGGGATTGTTACAAGCACCCAACCAGAACCGTTGAAGGTCCAGGTCTTACCCGCACTTACGTGAAGGTCTCCTGATTGCGCGTCTGATGGAAAGTCAATCGCTGGCATGATTAAGCCTGTGCTTCCGTCCATGAGAGGCGGGCGAACACTGTCGCAGTAGCAGAGCCGATGTTTGTAGCAACAATGTGCAATGTGTCTGGACCGTCTGGGTAAATTCCTGTTGTTGTCAGCGTCGTGCCTCCGCCAAGAATTGAGTTACCAAGGTCTCGAACGTCTCCGAGGTCAATCTGCACA